GAGATCCGGAGAGGTGTCCGAGTGGCTGAAGGAGCACGCCTGGAAAGTGTGTATACGTTAATAGCGTATCGAGGGTTCGAATCCCTCTCTCTCCGCCAGACGCGATAGATAAACCCCTGATTTCGTTAAGATTTCAGGGGTTTTTCTTTTTCAGCCTCGGAAAGTGTCGACAAAGTGTCGAGCGGGTTAAGCCTCAGAGCTTCCTGCAGGTGGTCAGGCGCAAGGTGTGCGTAGCGCATGGTCATCGCCAACGAGGTGTGCCCGAGTATCTTCTGCAGTACCAGAATATTTCCCCCACCCATAACGAAGTGACTAGCAAAGCTGTGTCGCAGCACATGGGATGCCTGACCGCTCGGTAGTTTGATCGAGGTCGATTCCAGCACCCGGCAAAAGGTCATCAGGCAGTTGGTAAACGCGCCGTACTGACGCCAGTGCGCTTTCAATCGTTTTTCCAGATCGGCCGAAATCGGGATTACCCGAACCCGCTTGCCCTTGGTGTTATGGAACGTGACCTGCCCGGACCTGATCTGGTCGGGCGTTACGGCTTGGGCTTCCCCCCAGCGGCATCCGGGGGCGGGGCATAGGCGGGCCATCATGGCGGGGTGGGGCATGGTCGGATGGGCGTCTAGGGCGTCCAGTAGTTCCCCGATCTGCTCATGGGTCAGATAGGTTAGGGGGCGTTCCTGCAGCTTGAGTGACGGCACCTTTTGAAAAGGGCAGGGGTAGTCAATTTCATCCAGCCGGTGCAACTGGTTGTATACCGCCTTGAGGTAAGCCAGGCGGTTGTTTGCCGTTTTGCCTGATACGCCGTCCTGCAGCCACTTGGCCCGGAGGTGTGCGACGCTGGACCCGGTAACGGCTAGCCCAACCGGATTGCCTAGCTGGTCAGCCGCAGCGGTCAGGATGGCATGACGACGCTTGCCGTCAGACAACGATGCACCGTGCATCTCATACCAGAGCTGAATGAGTTCCTGCAGCTGACGTTTGTCCTTTGGTTTGGGAGTCCAATCAGGCTGCTGTGACAGCTTGGCTCGACAGTTGGCCTCAAACCGTTGGGCCTCACCCTTGGTCTTGAAGGTTTTACGAAACCGTCTGCCCTTGATCGGTTCAACGTCAACTTTCCAGAGGCCGTTAGGTTGCTTAATAACGGCCATCAGACGCCACGCCCCCAGCGAACGTGCCTCTCTTCAAGAAGGTCTTTGATATGCCTGTAGATCGCCCGTTCGCCCATATCCTTAGCCGCGTAGTGATCGCGGATAACAGGCCAGCATTCCCATTCCCTCAGACGGTCAAACGCTTTAGTCGCGCCCACTCGCTCCCGTGCCAGCAGGCTAACGAAGTTTCCCAAGAAGAGCTCAACGTTCTTGCCAGAGAAGCCGGAAGCCGTCTTGTAGTAACGCTTGTAGGCCGTGTCATCAATCAGTGATTCCACTGGCAGTTCTACACGAACGTCATCACGGATCAGCGTCCAGAAGGGATCGAAATAGGTAGGACGGTTCAGCAGCTTGAATTGCTGCAGGCCATAGCGCCACAGGCCGTCCAGATGCGGGCAGAACGCCTCAAAGGTGCGCGTGTCGATCAGCTCCCCGGTGCTCACTTGCGTGGAGCCGCTGGCGAACTGTTGAATCACGGAGTGGTGGTAGCGGAGTTCGATACGCCACACGTCCTGATCGGGGTTGTAGTTGTCCTGGCACTCAGCATCAAAGGGATCATCCGACCGCATCCAGACTGATTGCCAGTAGTCGAGCTTGTCCGTCGCCTTGGCCTGCTCGGTCTTGTTGTAGATACACAGCTGAATGCCGTTAGCAGAACCAAACATGGAGGTTTCGCCGCGACCGTAGACGCTGGACTTGGTAGCCCACTCGATGGAGTTGATACCAGAAACGTCCCGGTGGTTTCGTGCACGGCAGTGCATACGGGCGACCAGATCGGCAGGCGGTTGCCAACCCTGCAGGTCTAGGGCCAAGTGAACGGCACACTGGTTGACCTCGATGTTCTCCAGAATCTGGGAGGCGTAGTAGTCCATTCGGGCTTGCAGGCGATCAGGCGACAGGTTGTCGATCGCGTGGGGCGACACCTCGATTTTCAGGTGTGGGCCGATGCTGTCAGCCTTGGCATTGAAGTTCTTGATCAGCAGGACAAAGCCCAAGTCAGCATTCTGCAGCTTGAACTGATAACCGGAGTCACGGCCAACCCGCCCTGTATGCCAACGCTGACCGGCAAACTCAACGATGGTGCCGGGTTTGTCGAACAGAGCCAGAACACCCAAACGAATCAGACCCCGGTAGAGCTGGCGGACAGTATCGACGCCACAGCGAAGGATTCGAACGCCAGACAGGTCGACAATCTCAGCTGTGTTCGGGTCAACAAAGACACGACCGACACCCGTTTCGCCGGTAGTCGGATTGATTCGGGAAAAGTCCTTAATCTTCATTCTGAAAACTCCACTAATGACCACTAATGGCCGTTTTAATCTCTGTTTATCTGACGTGTTACAGGGACGTCAGCGGCGCTGTTAGCGATGACGTTCACATAGGGGCGCGCGGGCTCGCTGCTAGGCGCGCCGCTACGCTCCGAGACGAGCCGCTCGGCGGCGCGCTGCGCAGCCCCGGCGCAGACTGCATAGAACGAGACCTGCTTAAAGGTGAGTCGCACAGAGCAATCAGCGGTTTCAGTTAGGCGGTATCCGCTGCGGAGCATCTGTTGAGCGTTAAGCTGGAAGCGTTCGCCGGTGGGGGTTAGAACCTCAAACAGGTAGTACCGGATGCTGTGTTTTTCGTTAACGAGTGAGCCACGTATCTGAATAACGTGACCCTCAAACGGATGGCCTACAGCAGCCAGCTGATTAACTTGCTGCCCAGATACAGAAACAGCAGCATGACGACCAGGCGAATTAACAGGTATCGAATGACGGTCCGGAGGATCGGCCAGATCACTCGCCACAGGCTGCGAAGCAGGCGCAGGATCAGCATTACGCTGGCTAAAGCTGAATCCATCACCAAGTAAAAAATTCCCAAACACAAGGGCCGGAATTCCCAGAAGTAGAAGTACTTTAGGGTCTCTAAAAAGGCTTTTGCCCGCGATGGTGTCGGAGACGGTGCCGGTTGCTGTTGAGTCATAGAGTTGAAAAGTCCTCTTGTTGATCTTCTTGATAGAGACCATCGAGCCTTTCGGGGCGGGCTTGTTCTCGGTAGCGGCGTGCTGTGATTCCTTGTAGCGGCCCTTGATACCAATGACGGCCAGATTGGAGTGCAAATAGGCTTTCTCGGCAGTCAGGCGAATGTCTTCGCGGATGTAACCGATGTTGGGAGTGGTCAGGATGATGTCCCAGTTCCAATGCCGGTGACGGGGCCAGCCATCGAGCCAGTTGATAGGCCGGTCGGCTTGCTTGGCCGCTTGCGGGCCACCGGGGAAATCGAACTTGCGCAGGTCCGCATCACGCCACGACTTGAGAAAGATCAGCTGAGTTTCGTCGAAGATAATGAACGCGCCCCGCGGTGCCCATTGCGGGAAGGTGCGCATTTTCTCCAGATCATCGAGATCTTCAAGGTCGAGGTTTTCAACTTCAAGCGATGAAGGTGTTTTCGGGAATACTTGAAACACACGCTCACGCGTAAGCCCACGAATATTGGTGATGATGTGTCTGCCGGCCTTGAGAGCCGGTATCAAATCGTCCTGAATCGCGCCGGAGGTTTTGTACGAACCGTTGGGGCCGTGGTGAATTTTGATAGCCATGATCAGCGCCCCATGAACGGTACAAACTTCAGCGTCCAGCGGGTACCGATGGCCGAGAAGATCAGCATGAAGGCATCAGGTACACCGAAGAAGGCCAGGGTGCTGCGTATGTCAGCATCAAGCATGTTGTAGTACTGCTGCACGGTGTCGCTGATACCGATCTCATTGACCAGTTCCTGAAACACCTCATAGGAGACTTCTAGGGCGAATTTGAGGCCCTGAAAATACGAATAGATGGCGACCTTAGTAGCCAGCACGAAGGCCGCTTTCACAAAGTCGTAAATGCCGGTGTAAATGAAATCCCAGATAGCTTGAAAGAACTGGATGATTTCGTTGAGGAATGGAATATCCATTACTTGTCCTCCCGGAAGATGATGTAAAGGGAAATCACAGAAGCAACGAACAAAATCAGATTACGCAGGACGGCAAGTTCATCGATCCACGAAGACAGGCAGATGCTGATGGTCTCGCCCCAGATCTGCGCGCTGTAGCAAGGCAGGACGGCGTTACCGCTGGGCAACGTGAAATCAAACTTCTGTTCAAGCAGGTTGCCGAACTGGCCCGCTTTGTCTTTTACCTCAGCAAGCGCTTCGTCAATCTTGGTTTCGTAATCGGCAATAGCATCATCAAAGGTGCCTATATTGTCTGGTCTGGCCAGTCCATCGGAGTCGTCGCTGTCACCGTCGCCACCACCATCGCCGCCGTCACTGCCCCCGCCAGAGCTACCGCCGCCCGAGCCATCGCCCGAGCCGTCGCCACCATCGCCGCCGGTATCCCCACCGCCACTACCGCCGCCGCTAGAGCCGCCATCGTCACCGTCGCCACCACCATCGCCGCCGTCAGAGCCGCCATCCGAGCCACCGTCAGAACCACCGTCACCATCCGGTGGCTTGGGAACACACTGTGTACCCGTCCAGACATAACCGGGGACGAGGGAACAGGCGTACTCTGGCGTATCACGGTCGGGGCCTTCGGGTTCGTTGATGGGATCACCGCCTGCAGCGGGGACGCCGGTATTGGCCGAGCAGGATTCGCCCGTACCGTGCACGGAGTAATTGCAGAAGCCAGTATCGGTGGAGCCATAGACCATCGCGCAGGACAGCCGGTCAGAGAACGAGCTTTCAAGTTCGTAATAACAGCCGTCGAAACAAGCACCATCAAAAGGCGCTTCGGCAATAACGCGATGGCCATCCGGGTACGTGACTATGACGGAGTCAGGACCGCGAGCTGCACGAACCTGACCTTCCATTGGTGCGCAATCGCTTTCACAACCACCGGTAACGGAGTTGTAAACGGTGCCAGGAGCGCAAGAATCACCATTACGATAAGCATCAAGGGAGGTATCAGCCCAATAGTTAGTATTCCAGTATTTAGCCTTGCAGCTGGCTTTGGTGGGAGTGACAAAACTAACGTCGCCGTCATACTGATACCCCAGCGCGGCCGAAGTTATGGAACAGACTTCGAGGGGAGTGGCGCCAGTTCGATACCCGTTTTTCTGGATGTACCAATAGTAATCCTCTGCCTGCGCCATCGACGGCAGCAGCAGGGCCGAGAGCATTACACCAAACAGAATCCCGAGAACCCGACGCATAACCACACCACCTAAACAAGAAAGGGGCCCGAAGGCCCCTAGAAGTCATTGATACTGGCCAATCTTGAGTCCCGCCACGAACGTCGTGGCCATCGCGACGCCCAGCAGCAACGACCAGAGCACGGTTTACGCCTTCTTGAAGATGGCGATAACCAGAGCCAGACCCGCCAGCAGGGCCACAGCGGCAACGACCATGCCACCGCCTTCCTTCACATCGGCCTGAGCTGTATCCATGGCGGCGGTGACTCCTGCAGGCAGTTCAGCGAAGGCTGGGGACGCCATGACCGGAACAGTCAGGGCAATGGCGGCATTGCGGGATGCAGTGCCGAATTTGTCGCCGAAGCGACGAACAGCGTTCATGTGTTTCATTGGTGTTACCTCTTTCAGGGTTGAGTTATCCGCGTAATTTGCGGAGTACAGCGACAACGAGACCGACACCAAAACCGATGGCAAAGAAGGTCAGCGTTGATCCGAACCCGAACCAAAATGCCTCGGGGTCGAATGCGGTGAAGGCTTCAAACTCGGTGGAGTCCGAAGCGAGGTAGGCCAGTTGCCAAGCGGCCTGTACGCACTGGCCGGATTGGTCGAAGGTGGAACACACCTGAACGTAAACTTGCGGTCCCATGGCCTACCCCTTTTCAGTTAACGGGTCAGGCTTTGGCCTGGGTGTTCGGGGACTGCGCCGGGGTCGCAGGCTTGTCAGCTTTGGGCTTGATCGGCTCGATGTGCAGGCACAGATTGTTGCCCTTCTGTTTGCCAGCGCGGGCCACTTCGAACGTGATGCGGATCGGTTCCTGTTTGCCAATGTGGGCACCGGCGCGGAATACTTCATCCGCAACCTCATCAGGTACATCCATGCTCACAATGGATTGCCCGTTCTCAGTTACGCCGTCCGGCTCATCACCGTAGAAAACCTTGACCTGTTTTACAGGACCATTGCTGCCGGTAAATTCCAGTTTCTGAGTGCCCAGAAATTCGACTTCCATTGTTGAACGTGCCATTGGTGTTACCTCACTTGTGATGCGCCTGATTGCGCGGTTTTGCCTTTCTGCAGGCCGAGCGAATCCACACAGGCGAATTTCTGGTTTCGCCCGAGGGTGTTCTCGGTACTGCGGGGGTTTAAGTTGTTGGCCTAGGGCCGGGTATCACGTGGTAATGCCAGGACTAACGCGCCCGGTGGGCTTGTTGGCCCCCGAGCCAGCGGAAACAGACTCCGCGTTGCTCCGCTAATTTCCGCCGTCTCGGGCGCTGCGGTTGAACAACTAGCGACCGTCCGTTGCAGGGCGCCATCAAAAGACTGATCAATCAGCTCAACGGTTGAGAGGATGCCTTGAGCAGCCACAATAGAAGCGGTCACAGTGCCCAGCATGAACGGCACTGACCAATGCCAGAGCAACGCCACCAGATAACGAGCAGTACGGAAACGGACAGTCATTGGTCGCCTTCCTTATCTAACTCTTCATGGATACGCAGCTGCAGGTTCATACGGGCCAACCCATCGCAGCAGTGGCAACCGCAGAAGAAACCCGAGTTGCAGCGCGAGCAGCGTTCCTGCCGATTGGCGCGGGCCTCGGAGTACTCCTCGACGTGGCCGCACTCTTGGCACAGGACATAGCTGTCGGTCAGCGCTGCGCTCTGGTTGCTCATGCTTGATTACCTTTCGGCAGTCTCGATGGTTCGCCGGGAACGAATGGGGTTCCACGTTCACGGCGTTCCAGCGTCCAGAACTTTTCCCGGCGGGCTTCAAGCGGGTTGTTCAGAAGTTCGTGACAGCGCTTTTGCCGTGCATCGTTGCGTTCGTGCATCTGATCGCAGAACGCAGCAGTCCAGCAGACGACGCAGGCGCAGCCGGGTTCATGCTTTGGCTTGTAGCGCTGCAGGCTGTTCACTTGGACTGCCCCTGATCAGTACCGGCGAAGCTGGCTTGCAGACGGGTAACAATCTCGGCATTCAGGGAGCGGTTCGCCTTCTTGGCGGCAGCTTCTACCTGTGAGCGGAGGTCTGCAGGCATGCGGAGCTTGAATTGATAGTCAGTGCGGCTCATGAGAAATCGTCCTCATCACGCAGGCGTTCAGAGAGCAACGTCAGGTTGATCATCATGTGCTTACCGAGCTTGACGGTCGGAATGTAGCCGCGACGAATCCAGCCTCTGACAATGTCGTGATCCATACGAATCCAGTCCGCGAACTCTCGCCACGGCATCAGCGGTGGCGGGGGTGGTGGCGGTGGCTGGTCTCCAAGGTTGATATCCATACCTTCCACATCAATGCCCTTTGTTGCACTATGTTGATTAGGCCAGCTCCGGGATACGAGCTGTTGTAACTTACAAATGTGATGTACATACGTGGTCCGTATTTGTACATTACAAATCGCGTATTTTTTAGAACTTTATGGAATCGATCGAAGACAGGGTTAGGCTTCTGGTGGATAAGACAGGAGTCGATCAGCTGGCGAAGATGACAGACATCACCGGCACTCGATGGCGTACCGTGAGGTACGACAAGAGAAGTCGGGTAGGGGCTAGAGAAGTTGAGGTGCTCGCTTCTATCTATCCTCAATACGCCCTTTGGCTTGCCAGCGGTCAGGTGATGCCAGAAGCCGGGCAGACGAGTCCGGCGTACGACGAAGCTAACTCAAAGTTGCCAACACACCACGCGGGATAGCGATCACACAGGAAGTAGTTAGGCGCTGGTATTCCCGCAGCGCGAGCAAGGAGAGCTAAGCATGAATGCAGATTGGAATGACGCACCTAGGCGAGTGCGCAAAAAATCAGACCACACCGGAATGCTGGTAAGCATAGCGATCACGGTTGGTATTTTCAGTGCCGCCATATTCACAGCCGACTCAAAGGGTTGGCTAGACACCAGTGATCAGCAGCTGCCAGCGGCAGTCACCGCGCCTGAAACCAAGCCTGAGAAAGAGCAGAGCGTCGAAGAGTGGCTGAGGGAATACGACGCTAAGGTCTTTGAAGAGCTAGCGCAGCGACGTGCCCAGGAGTTAGCCGAGCAACAACGGCTAGCCGAACTAGCCAAACCCGCGCCCCAAGAAGAGCCGACCCGGCAAACCGTATTCAACGACAGCAACTACACCCCGCGTCGTGATGTAAACACCATCAGCATGAATACCCCCCGCCAGACTGCAGCGTCAGTCCCACAACAGCAAGCAACTCCAAATAGGCAATATGTAACCGTTGTAGAGGAAACAAAGCGCTCCTGCTGGCCCTTGGAGGAAGGGTCGGCAGCATGCAGACGCTTCAAGCAACAAGCGCAGCAGAGCGATAGAAGGGCGTGCGACCTCAGAGGGAGCAGCTATGCATGTGAAAGGGCTAATCGGTACGACTTGCGCTGAAATGAATGCACCTGTTTGATGTTCTTGATGAGAAACACAAAATATGGGGTTTCTCAACAAAATCCGCAGGTTAGGTGTAAGAGTGAGATTAGAAGCTTAACATCTGTGTGGTTATACAGTCATTTTTCTTTAGGTTGCTGAAAAATCGATAATTTTTTTCAGGAAAAATGGTCTTGCCATGGCTGACTATATTCATTATCTTGTCGTCAGGCTGCAAGGAGCATCCTACATCTTGTGTTTTTGCATTCGCGGTGGCGGATATGAATTTCGTCCGTTATTTTGACGAATGAGAAAGGGAGGTCTAATCTGCGCCATTTTGTTGACTTTTTGGGTCGGCAAAGGTTAGTATTTGATGGCATGCAGATTGCAAGCACAAAAACCCCTCCGGGTAACCGGAAGGGCTTTGTAATTAGTGCGCTTTTGCAGGGTTTCAGTTTGGTCGCCGAGTCCCTAAAAAAGCTAACCGTCAACCTTCAAGGTTGCAGCTGGGGTAAAGAATATACAGATTCTTTTCCTCCCTCGCAAGTCGCTGAATGAAGTGCAGTGGCTAGCCAGGCTCTAATCGAGGAGCTGTGCCTTGCTTGGTTGGCATTTATTGCCAAATCGAGAGGTACTTTAAAATGGCTAAAAACCCAAAAGAAACATCCAGCGATGTTAGCTCCCTTGCCTCTGAAGTTCTCAGAGACCCCCACGCTTCGCAGATTGCAAAAAGTCTAGCGGCTTCGGCGCTGTCACAAAGCTCGTCCTCTAAGGAGACAGGCAAAGCGATGGAGGAGAGGGCGTCAAAAGCGCTCAGCTCAGAGCGGTCTAGCGAAGTGGTCAAAACTCTCGCTGGCTCGATTGTCTCTCAGTCCAGAAAGTCACGATGACGGGAGGTTGTTATGAGACGGTGCAGAGTACCAAGAGCGCGACACAAAAGCGTTTACGTTAGATCCTACCAGCGTAGCCGATTTGGGCGGAGAGAAAGTGTCTGTGCTCACTTTCGCAGTCCTCCTTCTCAGCTAAGTCTGTTTTAAATGGTAACGAGGCTCGGCATGGATGCTGATGCCTTTTCGTGGAAGATGGGTTTTGTCTGGTCCTGAAATAGCAAAACCGGCGCGAGGCCGGTTTTCCAGTTATTCTCAGGCGGGGTTTATGTATGCTGAATAGCTTTTTGGGCCGCTGATGTGTAACTGGGATGCAGTATTCCCATTTTTGGCGGCGGTGCAGTAGGTGCGCCGGCCGGATTTGGAGCAAACCACATGTCGTCAAAGGGCACTTTGACGGTGTTGCCCAAGTCGAATTTGGTTGCAAAGCTTAAGCCGCTTGCCGTAAATCCTTTGTCTCCTGGGTGGAGTGCAAATTCACTTGGGTAGATCCTATTAAGTTTTTGAGTCGTTCCGTACGCAATCTCGATCTCATGCGTGCTGTTCGATACTGCGATCACTAGCGCTGGTCGCATTTTGCTTGCTGGTTTGTTCGCCTCCTCTGGAAAGCGACACCATACGATGTCGCCTGCAGCTGGTAGTGGATGAAATGGTTTTGTCATAAATTAAAAAGCCTCTCTGTGAATAACTCATCTGGCGTATCTGTTGCGGAGCTTGCCGCACGGATTGACGCAATTTGAGCTTGGGTTAGTTGTTGATCGTCACGCTCGTACGTCGGAAGGTAGCGATTAGCTAGCTCCCTCAGTGCTAAGTGGGCGATTTCAGTTTTGCTTAAGCCGGTCTTCTGCATCAGCAGTTCGATAGTGGAACTGCTCACACCGGTTGGTGTGTCCTGCTTTCGCAAGCGGAGCAGGAAGCTGTCAGTTTTTTCGGCGGTAGCATTCATATTTAGCTCCATCACTAATATTGCCGAGTTCAGTACTCGCAAACTCTGGGCGAAAGTAGGTAGCCCAGCTGATATACAATGTATATCACTTGCCTGCGGCCGTCAAGTTTTTGTTGACCAAAGCCATGTGGAATGTTAGGCAAGGCGTCGAAAAGTGTCGAAAGCTAAGCCCGGTAAAGTGTAATTATGGCTGTCTGATTTTCATTAAATTCAATTAAATCAATGCATTGTCATGAAATGGGCTTCAAAGTGCAGAGCGCAAACGGGTTCGAATCCCTCTCTCTCCGCCAGACAAACAAAAAAGCCCCAGCGCAAGCTGGGGCTTTTTTGTTTGTGCGGTGAACAGACGGACGAGAACCCTCACGGTTCGACCGGAGCCAGCAACGCTGGCGCAGGAACGTCGGAGCGCAGCGACGACGGCCCGAGGCTGGTTCAGCCGAGGGCGAGGCGCAAAGCGCCGAGTAATCCCCCCCTACCAGACAACGAAGGACCTTGGCGCAAGCTGGGGCTTTTTTGTTTGTGCGGTGAACAGACGGACGAGAACCCTAACGGTTCGACCGGAGCCAGCAACGCTGGCGCAGGAACGTCGGAGCGCAGCGACGACGGCCCGAGGCTGGTTCAGCC